AGTTGTATTTGAACGTGCTCTCGGAGATTCCACTGACCGCCAGTAATGCCCCGGTCACGCAGCGAAGCGCCGGGATCTGGTATTCGCTCGATGGAGGCAACAGCTTCACGGAGCTTTATAACCTCGTGGCGCATCCGCTCGGCTACGACTCTGTTCTCCTGCCGCTCACGCAGGACATGAGTCAAGTCCAGGTCATGGCGTTTACTGACAGCCATGACGATATGAGCCACACCGTCTATGACATCACCGTCGCAGCTGTGTCCATGCAAGCGAGCAATACGGTGGCCAGTCCGACCGCGGGCTACACTGAAAACGCGGCGCTGTGCATTGCTGACTATCTCGCCCATCCAGTGTGGGGCTTCGGGTCCCCGTATGGAACGGAGATTCCGCTTCCGCAGTTAATCGCCGCTGCCAACATCTGCGACGAGGCCGTCCCGCTGGCGGAAGGTGGAACGGAATCACGGTACGCTTTGAACGGTCAGTTCAATCTTGAGATGAAGCGCGGCGAAGTGCTTCAGAACATGCTTACGAGTTGCGGAGGGCGACTCACCTACTCTAGCGGCCAGTTCGTCATCTGGCCCGCCGCGTGGACCGGTGCTGTGCCCTTGGGAAGCTTGCCCCCTGTGACAAGCGGCGAATATGTCGCCTGGGCCTACCCGACGACCGCTTCGACTGGTACGGATAGTTCAGTGGGCGACGTTGGCAATATCAACGTGACTGTCGCCGGGTTTGATGCCTGGGCCGCGAGTGAAGGGAATTCGGCGGGTGGTTATCTTGAGCTGATCAACTATAACTCCGGCAATATCTACGTAGGACCTGACGGCCAGCAAACGACCGTAAACCCAGGCGGATTTACGGGCGCGGCATGGAGCGGCTTTGTCATGCCGACGCTCCCTGGCGACGCAGTAATTCAGGCTATCTATCCGATGCTTACGCTGGCTTCGCCGTCTTCAGAAAACGGGGCTGGTGGTATCTGGGCCGCAGGGTCAGGCGTTTTCCCGTGGCAGTGGGAACCCCAGAACTACACTGGTCTGGTCGGTGGGAACATTCCCAACGGCACGTTTCCGGCACAGCAATTCTTTGGGAAGCTTGAGACTGAATTGACCGCAGCAACGGTCACAGGTTGCACCATTGGGTTACGTCTTGCCGGGGTCGGCGGCGCGCTGCCGCAGACCATCATCATTTCTTTCGTGGGCATCGCGATCTACTACACCAGCGCTTCGGAGGCGACGCCACCCGTTGGTTCGAATCTTGCAATCAACCCTCTTGTAAATGCCGCGGGGCCATTCAGATGGAGGCAGAAACTCGCCATACGCGATCTCTATAACGGGGTCAAAGGAACCTACATTAGCCCCGTCAATAACTGGGAGGCGAGCGACATTCCGCCTTATGCGCAGGACAACGACCACGGCTACTATAGCGGCTCTCCGATGTTTCCCTTCGGAGATGCGAATCTCGCTGCCGATGGTGGCGACAGGCGGTGGCTCGACATCCAGCTTCCGTTTACGATCTCGGTCGCGTGCGCGCAGCGCCTATGCAAGATAGAGCTACTGCGGCGGCGTCAGCAAGGGACCGGAACGTTCATCTTCAACATGGCAATGTACCAGGCAACCGTTCTCGACATTATCGAGATGACGCTCCCGCTTCTCGGTTGGACTGGCAAGCTTCTGGAAATCAGCGCGCATCGCTTCACGATGAATAAGCAGCAGATTGACGGCAACGACGTCACTCTGCTGGGCAGCGAAATCGACGTTCAGGAGACGGACCCGTCTGTCTATGAATGGAGCACGACGGACGAGCTTTCAGCGGCGGGCTTTGCGCTTGGCAGCGGAACGGGCGCAACTGCTGGCGGCGGCGGCGGCGGCACAACGGTCGCGAGTTACGCGACTTATAGCAACACGCCTGCCGTCGCGCTGACGCAGACGAACTCGACGACGATCGCACTAGCCGCGGTGTCCGTGTCCTTTGCCGCCGTGACGCTTCTCTATAACGCGAGAACGATCACGATCCCCGCACCAACAGCGCCGCAGTGGTATTACATCACGATTGCTGATCCTGATTTCTACGGGGATGCAGGCAGCACTAGTCCGCTTCAGGTCTTCGCTGAGATGACCACGGAAAAGTGCGACGCGAGCGGATACATCTACATGGGCGCGATTCAGGTAAACGCCAGCGCCGTTGCTGCTCTGTCTCTACCTGGCGGGGAGCCAGCGCCCGACGCCTTTCTGGTGGGCTCCTGATGGCATCGCAAGGGGTCTTTCTCAATAGCACTGATCCGGCACCACTCGCTGGCTATCAGAATGCGAAGCCGCAAACTGATGGGGGGGTCCCGCTCACCTCGGTATCGCTCGGGGTGCCGAACACGGGCGGCACCGCGATCAAGGTTGCAAGCTACACAGCCACAGCATCTGACTGTGGTCTGCTGCTCGTCTTCGAGTCAGCCGTTGCGGTCACGCTGACTCTGCCGACGCTTCCGCCTTTCGCACAGTGGACAGTGAGCGTCGCGAATAATGGCGCTGGTATTGTTGCGGTTAGTCCAGGAAGTCTGACGCTCGACGGCGGCAGCGGGCTGAACTTGCAGCCGACCTGCGGCGTGATCATTGCGACCAACGGAACCAACTATTTCAGCGCGCGAGGCGTTGTCGGGACGACGATCTATGACGGAACCGCAGATCCGACAGTAGGCCTCGGTGTCAACGGTGATCTTTTTATTGAACTCAACGATACGGACGAGGGCGGCGGCGGTGGCACTGGCCCCGAGCCGTTCATGTTCGTTCAGAGTTCTCCAGCTTACGTCTGGGTGATCGCGCATGACTTAGGCACTTATCCCGCCGTCACGGTGATAGACAGCAGCGGCAATTGGGTCATAGGCTCCGTTCACTATGACTCACTCAATCAGGTCACCCTTACCTTTTCAGCAGCTTTCAGCGGTACAGCGGTGCTCGTCTAAAGGAGACGTCTTCACATGGCCATCACGTATCTAAGCCCGATAAACCTCAGCCAGCAGGAACTCCAAAATGCGAGGATTCAGAATCTTGGTACTGATCCGAGCACGCCCGTCGAAGGTCAGATTTGGGAGAACACGAGCACCCACACGCTGCACGTATATGACGGCACGGCGGTTCAGACGCTGGCGTCGCTGGTTAACAGACTCGATCAGTTTGCTGTGCCGCAATCGACTCTGAGCTTCAATAATCAATCGCTTACCAATCTCGCGCAACCAGTGAATCCGAACGATGCCGCGACGAAAACCTATGTTGATCAGTCTGCGCTTGGACTTAGCGTCAAAGCATCGGTCGCGGTGGCCACCACGGTTGCGGGAACGCTAGCGACGTCCTTCGCGAGCGGTCAGATCATCGATGGCGTCACGCTCGCAACCGGCCAGCGCATTCTCATCAAGAATCAGGCCAGCGGTTCAGACAACGGAATTTATGTCGTCAGCTCTTCGGGCGCTCCTGTTCGCTCGGCTGACTGCAACTCGTCGACTAACTACACCGCGGGCGCTTTCGTGTTCGTCGAAGATGGCACGGTCAATCAGGGTGCTGCCTATGTTGTCAACACGCAGGGAACGATTACTCCTGGAACGACATCGGTCGCCTGGGTGCAATTCTCTGGGACCTCGCCCACAGCGACCAACCTGAGCGCGGGCGTTCTCGGCTCTATACCTTACCAGTCTGCGGCAAGTACCACTTTGATGCTTTCGGGAAACACCGCGGCGACGGATACGGTCCTGGTGTCGCACGGAACGGGATCAACGGCAGCAGCGCCGACACTCTCAAATGCGCCAGCGTTGAGCGCGGCAAATATGACAAGTTTCCCGACGCTCAATCAGAGCACAACCGGGAATGCAGCGACAGCGACGACGGCTGGCACAACGACCAACGTAGCAGGGGGTGCGATTGGGTCCATCCATTATCAGTCTGCGGCGAGCACTACGGCGTTTCTGGCAGGGAACACTGCGGCGAGCGACATGGTTGTCGTATCGCACGGGTCCGGGTCCGCTGCCGTTGCACCCACTCTAACGAACGCGCCGGCTCTTTCAGCAGCAAACATGACAG